ATGTTACAGACGAAAATTTAAAAAAAGAAGTACAAAAATTTAGTGAAATAATAAAAGAAAATGAAAATATTGACAGCATAAAATCAAAAATGAAAGACTTAATCAAAGTAATTTTAGGATCTAATGCTTATGACGAAATTAAACAAGAAGAATTTGAAAACAGAGAAATTAATTTTTATGAATTATTTGATATTTGCGAATATATTTTGACAGAAATAACAAATTATACAAAAGAATTTGGCGAAAAACAATTGCAAATTATTTCAAAATATTCAGATAGAGTTTAGAAAAAATGAATATTTTAATTGATAAATTGCCACAAAAAATAGACAATATAGAAATCAATACAGATTTTAGAAACTGGATGCTTTTTGAATTAATTTTGCAAGACAAAGAATTAAGCGAACAAGAGCAATTTTTGGAAATAATAAATGTAACATTAAAAGACGGAATTAATGCTATATCAAAATTAGAAAAAAACGAGCTAAAACACGTTATAAACAATTTGTTATGGTTTTATACTTGTGATAGGTATAAAAACGAAAAAAACAACAAAATTTTTGATTTAAAGCAAGATTTTAAAACTAAGTCAAAAACAATTTATTCTTTTGAATATGATGCAGAATATATTTTTGCATCTTTTTACGAATGTTACAAAATAGATTTAACAAAAACAAAAATGCACTGGTGGAAATTTAAAACTTTATTTGCAAATTTAAGTGATAATTGTATTTTTAGTAAAATTATGCAATATAGGTCAATTGAAATAAACAGCAAAATGAGCAAAGAAGAAAGAAAATTTTATTTAGAGAAAAAAAGAATTTATGCTTTGCCAGATTTAAGAACATCAGAAGAAAAAGAAAGCGACTTTGCCAATTCTTTATTTAAAATGATGTAGTAAAGGTAGGCGATGTAATATAGAAAAGAAAAAAGAAAACAAAATTTATTGGTATTATTGCCCTAATTGTAAACAAAAAATATTAAAATACAAAGAAGGTGCTTTTGCTAATAAATTAATGATAAAATGTAAAAAATGTAAAAAAGAAATTGAAATAATTATTAAATAAATTGAGCCGTTGAGCCTTAATATTTATCACTTTTAAAAGAAAGGGGGAATTGTTTATGGCAGACGGCTCTTTGATTTTTGATACCAAACTGGATAGTACGGGTTTTAAAGACGGCATGTCTAAAATGAAAGGTCTTGCACTTACAACAGCAGGAGCTATTACAAAAAGTATTGGAATAGTTGGTGCAGCAACCGCTGCATTAGGTGGTTTCGCAATAAAAGCTGGAATGAGTTTTGATGCTGGAATGAGTGAAGTTTCAGCAATTTCTGGTGCAACTGGTAAAGACTTAGAAATGTTAAGAGAAAAAGCCAAAGAAATGGGAGCAACAACGAAATTTAGTGCGACAGAATCAGCTGAAGCTCTTAAATATATGGCAATGGCTGGTTGGAAACCACAACAAATGATGCAAGGTTTAAGCGGTATAATGAACTTAGCAGCAGCAAGTGGCGAAAACTTAGGAATGGTTTCAGATATTGTAACAGACTCTTTAACAGCTTTTGGTTTGTCAGCGGATCAAGCTGGAAAATATGCTGACGTTTTAGCTGCAACATCAACAAATTCAAATACTAACGTTTCATTACTTGGCGAGTCTTTCAAATATGTTGCTCCACTTTGTGGTGCATTAGGTTACACAGCAGAAGACACAGCAGTTGCTCTTGGTTTAATGGCAAATGCGGGTGTAAAAGGTTCAATGGCTGGTACTTCTTTAAAAAATTCATTGGCAAGACTTGCTAAACCAACTAAAGAAGTATCAAAAGGCTTACAACAAGTTGGACTAACAGCACAAGATTTACAAGGTATTCCACTTAATGAAGTTTTATTAAAATTCAGAAAAAGTTTTGCTAATTTAAGCAAAGAAGAAAAAGCAGCTGCTGCAAGTGCTATTTTCGGGAAAGAGGCAATGTCTGGAATGCTTGCAATTATAAATGCTAGTGATGACGATTTTAACAAACTAACAAACAGCATTAATAATTCAAGTGGTGCAGCGGAAAAAATGGCAAAGATAATGAATGATAACTTAAAAGGCGATATTACAATATTAAAATCAGCTCTTGAAGGTTTTTCAATATCTTTATATGAAAATGTAGATAATCCACTTAGACAAATAGCTCAAAAGGCAACAAAATACATTGATAAACTTAATGAAACAGTAAAAAAAGATATATCAAAACTACCACAAGTAATTGGCGATATATTAGGAGATATAGCGACAAATTTGGCTGCACAATTACCAAAATTTGCTGAAATTGGCTCTAAAATAATAATCGGACTATTAGACGGTATTCAAAACAATTCAAATAAAATAGGGAACAGTTTAGCAACATTAGCAGAAGTTTTAATCACTAATATTTTAAAAATTAGTGAAAAAATGATAAAAACAGGTGCTACTTTACTTTTAAAATTTGGCGAAGGTTTAACGAAAAGTATTCCTAAAATAATGAATACAGCAACAGAAGTTATAAATAATTTATTAGACTTTTTTATAAATAACGTTGATAAATTTTTCAAAGTAGGTACAGATGTACTTTTAAAAATTGCCGAAGGTTTAGAGCAAAATTTACCTAAAATTTTACCAAAAGCAATTGATGCAATGGTTAAATTGCTAGTTACTTTTTCACAAAATATAGAAAGATTTTTAGAAATAGGCATTAAAATAGTTAATGCAATCATACAAGGTTTAATTGCTGCATTGCCTAGACTTTTGAGTAATGCAGATAAAATTGTAAATGCTTTATTAAAAATATTCTTAGCTTTTAAAGCTTTATCAGTTGGTAAAAAAATTGTTTCAGAAATAGCATCAGGACTTTTGAAAAATAGTTCATTAGTAAAAACAGCAACTAAAAAACTAATAGATGAAATGATTTTAAATTTTAACACACACAAGCCAATGTTTTTAAGTCAAGCAAAATCATTAATAGCAACATTTACAAGCGGTTTAAATAATGCTAGTGGTGGTCTTATAAGTGCTGGTAGTGGCTTACTAGGCAAACTTACAGTTGGAATGACTGGTGCATTTGGTAAAATTGCTGCTATTGGTGGAAAAATCATTGCAACATTAGTTAGTGTATTGTCAAATCCTATTGGACTTGTTGCAGTTGGTGCAATTATAATTAGTTACATTGTAGGCTCTTTTGATTTAACACAAATTGCCGCAAAAGGCGGAGAAATTATTGGCTCTTTGATTAGAGGAATTTTTTCGGTGTTGCCTAAGTTGTGGGAAGCAGTAAAAAGCATTGTAACTGGTATTGCAAAAATGCTTAATCCATTAAACTGGGTAAAAGCTGGTGTAAATTTAGTAAAAGGTCTTGTAAATGGTATCACTGGCAAAAAAGAAGAAGTAAAACAAGCGACAAAAGAAACAGTTGAAAAAGGAGCAAATGAAGGTGCAAATAGTGCAGATGTATCACAAGCACCAAAACAAACAATTCAACAATTAGTTGCTGGCATTAAAAACGGAGAAACAGATGTTGCTCAAAGCTTTAAACAACTTGTTGAAAAAGGCTTAACAAATTCAGAAATCAATCAACTTGCTTTAAAAGCTGGACAAACAACAAACGATAGTTACTTACAAGGACTTTTAAGTAATGGCGAAAGCGGACTTAGAACAGCTTATAACAATTTAAGAACTACAACAAGTAATGAGCTTGAAATTGTTGCAAAATTAGCAAAATTAAAAGGTATTGATACATTAAACGGCTTCACAGACGGAGTCGCATCAGACGGAACAAAACTTGAAGATGTTATCAAATCTTTACGAGATAAAGGCTTGACTGGTTTTGATTTAGCAGAAAAAGTTTTTGAACTAGGACAAAAAGGGACTCTGAAGTACGGAGAAGGTATTTCAGCTCAACAACAAGCAGTACAAGAAAAAGCAAAACTAATTGCAGAAACGGCAAGAAATCCATTAGAATTTGCAGAACAAGCTTTCTCACAAGGTTTAATCAATATGGAAAAGTTTGGTAATGGATCAGCTGAAGGAATGCAATTTGTAAAACAATACATTCAAGACGGCATTCTACAAGGCAAATCATATTTAGAAATATCCGAAGAATTAAGACAAATGGGTTTAACAAATATGAATGCTTTTTCAGACGGAACGAATGGCGGTCTAATACCAATACAACAAGCTTATCAACAATTGAAACAAATGGGAGTTAGTGAAACTCTAATTCCAGAAATTTTACAAGCCAACGGCTATACAAACGTAAATGGTTTGTCAATGGGTCTTGCGAGTGGTAAAAGTCTTTTAGAAAGTACACTTATTACAACAATCAATGACCCATTATTGCAAAGTTTACAACAAGGGCAAACAGATGCAAACACTGGCGGAAATGATGTCTCAAAAAATATTGCAAGCGGTATTTCAAGTGGTGGCGGAAATGTAAAAACAGAAATGGGATATTTAACAAAATACATTTCAGACGGAATGGAAAAAGCAAAAAGCAATTCTGGTACTAAGTCAAAAGAAATGATGTCAAATATTTCAAACAATGTAAAAGGCGGTGTTCCTGCTGTTGTTTTAGGCATTGCACAAATGGCACAAAATGTTGATAGTAATTTGAACAATTTAAAAAGTACAAGTTCAAGCACAATGACAAGTACAATGTCTGGTCTTAGCTCATCAGTGAAAAGCGGTTCAAATGATGTAAAAAGTAGTATGAACGATATGGCAAAGGGCATTAATACCGAGTTGTCAAATATGGCAAGAAATGTTACACAAGACACAAGCAGAATGATGTCAGATACAGCAAGCACAGTGTCAAGCGGAGCAAGTAAAGTGCAATCAAGCTTTTCTAGTATGTGTTCAAGCAGTATAAGCTCAATTAATGGCTTTTCTGGACAATTTTACTCAGCTGGTAGTAATTTAGTTCACGGCTTAGCAAATGGTATTTCAGCTGGTAGAAGTTCAGCACTAGGGGCAGCCGTCAGTGTTATGAGGGGAGCAATTGCCGCTGCAAAATCAGCTGCTGGCATTCATTCTCCTTCAAGAGTAATGCGAGACGAAGTAG